GGGGGGGGGAGCAAAAGCATGGGTGAATACAAAGAAGCCAAGACCACGATCGCAAACATGTGCCCGGTATGCGTAAGATGTGGCTATGTGTTTGAATCACTGACAATGATACGCAGACCAGAGGAAACGAAAATTGTTGACAACGAAACGATACTGCACAAATTCCCGCCGATTAGATGGGAACCAGCAGCGTGCCCGAATTGTGGAGCGCACATCGAAGAGCTGCGATATCGAGGGCGCGAAGCAGAAATAGATCGGCAGGGATTGGAACACAGAAAACTCTCTGCGGGATTCAAGGAGTGGAAATATGAGAAATAAAGAATTTACATTTAACATCATCGAACACTATGGCGTGTTCGATCAGACCGAATCCGGATGGACGAAAGAGGTCAACCTGGTGTCCTGGAATGGCCAGGACCCGAAGATAGACATCAGGACCTGGGATCCTGATCATGTCAGATCCGCCAAGATCGGAACGCTGGACAGAGATGCAGCCAAAGAGTTGGGCCGGATCCTGTCGATGTTGTAGGAGGTACAGAATGAAAAGAGTCGTGATAGATATAGATGATGCATATGCAACAGTTTTAACTGTGACGGCAGTCGGGTGGAGCCGACACGGGGCAAATGTGTCAACAGCTGCAATGGAACTGGAAAAATCGGACTATGCAGTCATAGACAATGTCGGGAAGTTTAAACCACACAAAGGAGAAACAAATGAAGTTGAAACTGGAGATTGAAAAAAGACGTCCTGAGTCTATAGAAGAGCTGGGCGTATATATGCAGGGACTAGAAGAAGGGGCTAAAGCAGCGGCTAGAGTTCTGGTTGAATTACTGGGGAACAAGAACAAGCCTCATGCGAAACGGAGGAGAATATGAAAGGAAAACGATGGAATAAAGCCAAAGGCCAGTATACATACTGGATTTGGAAAACGCGAAAGAAGCACCCAGTCATAGCGGCGGTGGTGAATCTGATCGCGTGGCCGTTATATTCACCGGTCCGGGCGTTGCAATATGAAACTAAGGACATAATAGTGAAAGGATTTCATGAAGGAATGCAACGCGCACAAGAAGACGAACAAGTGCAAGAGTTCAAGAAATGGGTAAAGGAACACATAGAAAACGAAATCGACAAATAAAATCCTACATTATATATAAAGGAAACACCGGCGGCCGGGTGGCCGCCTTAGAACTTGATTAGAGTATTAACAATGGAGCATCGACATGTTTTACCGCGACACGATCATAGCAGGAAGAACAAAACTGGTAAGCCTTCGCGCCGTCACCAGAACATACGAAAAGGGACAGAAGAGAAAGCCGAAGTCGAACCCGACCCCGGAAGCTGTGGCTAAACTGAATTTTAGAAATTCCGTCAAGGCTCTGACAGCGAAGCTGAATCATAACTTTCAGCCAGGCGATTATCTGCTGACTCTGACTTACCGGGATGCTCCGACTGAAACCGAAGCCAGAAAGGATCTGGAAAGATTCCTGCGCAATCTGCACATTCATTGCAAGAAAAGAGAGATCAAATTCAAATGGATCGCCGTTACTGAGTACAAGCATCACCGGATCCATCACCACGTAGTCATGAGTAGACTGGACGTGGAACTGATCGCCGAAAAATGGAAGTATGGATATGTGGACGTGAAACCGCTGGATGATACCGGCAACTACTACAAACTGGCAGAGTACCTGCTGAAAGAAACCGAGAAGACATTCCGGGAAGCCGGAAGCCCAAGCAAACGAAGATACAACTGCAGCCGCAGCATCGTCACGCCAGAGACGCGCCGGGAAAAGATCAGCAGCCGGAAAGTAACTGACGAGATCCAGGTGCCAAGAGGCTACTACCTGGACGAGGATACTGTTCGGGTATACGATCACGCCATCCTGGACGTGGAGTGCAAGGAGTACATACTGGTCAGCCTGGACGGACCGGCGAAGGGACGGCGAGGGAAACGAGTCAGACCTGAGAAGATCTACCGTACCGATCAGCAGCTGGAAATGGATATGGAAAACTGGGGGGAATGGAGTGAATAAGAAACGACTGGAAGAGTACCGCAGCATGACTGTGGCGCTGGAAAGTATCCGCAAAGACCTGAAGAAATACGCAAGCAGAGTCGAGCGATCGGAAGGACACGTGATGACCGACGTGGCCAAAGGATCCTCGCCAGAGTTCCCGTACCTGCCATCGAGAATGAAGATCGAGAGCATCGACAACACGGTGGGAGACAAATGGGCGAGACTGCTGCGGGAGCGTGAAGCGGAATACGAGAAGGCGATCGAGGAAGTAGAAGAGTGGGCGGATCACATCGATGACCCACTGCTTTATCATATCTTTCGGCAGAAACTCCGCCACGGCAAGACCAACGCAGAGATCGGAGAAGAACTGAACTATTCACGCCAGCGCATCGATCAGCTGATCAACGGATACCTCCGAGAAGATTAGCACAATTGGCATGCGCAAGATGTTAAAATGGTATTGAGCAAATAAGGATTGCGCAAGATCATACACGAGCAAGGATCACACCTCTACAGGGTAGGCGTGATCCTTGTCTTTTATTTTTTGAAAATGGCAAAAGAATTCGCGAAACAATTTTACAACTCAACAGCCTGGAAGAAGACCAGAGCTGCATACATCGCAGAGCGCACAGCGACAGACGGCGGACTGTGCGAGACATGCCGCAGAAACCTGGGCGTGATCGTGCATCACATCAAGCCGCTGACACCTGCGAACATATCGGACGCGAACATTAGTTTGAATCAAGAGAACTTAAAGCTGGAATGCAAGCCGTGCCACGACGCGGAAGAAGATCACTTCGACGAGGCAAGGGGAGAACGAAAGCTTTTTGTTTTTTTTGACCGGAACGGGATGCCAGTCCCTAAACCAGACTCCCCCCTTCCGGAAAAGGGCGCCCATCCAAAAAGAGACCGATGAGTGCACCACAATTTTCACGCGTGACGCGCATATGAAAGGGGGCCTTTGTGGAAAATAAAATAAATAAAACAAAAGAAGAGAGGATCGCCACGGAGTTGCGCAAATTCAAAGGTTTTTGCAGAAATCTAAGCAGAGATCGCAAAAATATTGCAGTAAAACTATGCCAAAAAGCCGCGTTCATGGAGGTGACGCTGGAAGACCTGCAGGATCAGATCAACAAAGAGGGAACGATCGTTGAAGCGGTAAATGGAAACGGATTTGAAGTGAGATCCGAAAACCCTGCGCAGAAGACGTACAACACAATGATCAAAAATTACAATGCGACCATCAAAGTGCTAGTGGATTTGATGCCGGAGGGAGCATCGGCGAACGATGAACTGATCGGATTCGTCAAAAAGAAACGATGAGCGAGTTTGCGGAATATTTCACCGGGATATATGACGGGAAGATCCTGGCATGCGAAAAAATGAAGCGGATTTCGGAAATGCTGTTGGAAAATGCAGCAAATCCGGACGAGTTTCATTTTGACCTGGAACTGGCGAACAGACACATCGAATTTATTGAGAAGTTTTGCAAGGTTCCGGCTGGAAAAGTCGGACAGCCGTTAAAGCTGGAACCGTTCCAGAAAGCGCGTTGGCAGGCAGTGTTCGGATTCGTAGACGATGACGACCTAAGACAGTACCAGGAAGTTTTCATCGTAGAGGGCAGAAAAAACGGAAAGACCACCGAAGCCGCAGCGATCGAATTAGATCTGTGCATGAACGACGGCGAAGGCGCACCGGAAATCTATAATCTGGCCACAAAGTACGAGCAGGCGATGAAAGGCTGGACGGCTGTAAACAATATGCGCCGCCAGAGTTCAGCGATCGCCGCGCACCTGCACAAGCGGGCGTCAGATCTGTACTGTGATTACAACATGGGCACCATCAAAGCGATGGCGTCAAACGTCAAAGATCTGGATTCCCTGGACGCGCATGCGGCCGTAGTCGATGAACTGGGCGCCATGGTGAAGCGGAAGATCTACGACGACATGAAGCAGTCGATGGGAGCACGCAGTCAGCCGCTGCTGATCGCTATCACAACCATGGGGTTCGTCAGAAACGGAATTTTCGACAGCCAGTATGAATACGCAGACAAACTGCTCCATGGAAAACTGACCACGCTGAACAAGCGATTTCTCCCGTTTATTTACGAACTGGATGAGATGTCGCAATGGAAAGATCCGAAATATTGGATCCTGGCAAACCCCGGACTGGGAACGATCAAAAGTGAAAGCTACCTGCAGGACATCGTGGACAAAGCGAAAGACGATCCGTCGTTCCTGCCGACAGTACTCACCAAGGATTTCAACGTCAGACAAAACGCAGCATCTGCGTTCCTAAAATACGAGAGCATCATAAACGACAAAAAGATACCGGATGCAAATTTCCGATACGGGATCGCCAGCCTGGACGCAGCCGATTCCGTAGACCTGAATTCTGCCCGCGTGATGTTCATGCGGCGGGACGATGAAAACATATACACCAAGTCCATGTACTGGATACCGGAGTCGGTCATCGAAGCGGTTTATAAAAACGGCAACGAAAAAGAACGAGACGATGCGCCATACCGGCTGTGGATCCAGCAGGACTACATGAGAACCTACGAAGGAAACCGAGTGAACAAACGGGTGATGCTGGACTGGCTTTTAGAATTCCAGGAAAAAGAGGACATATACATCTACAAGGTGGCATATGACCCATGGCACATGGACGACTCGCTACTGCTGCTATTTGAACAGGCTTTCGGGCGAGATGCGATGGTGCCGGTCAGACAGGGACCGTACACATTGTCCCAGCCAATGAAGAATTTCAAAGCGGATCTGGAAGCCGGGAAAATCGTTCACGAAAACAACCCGGTAGACGTGTGGAATCTGATAAACCTGCACGCGAAGGAAGACATAAACGGAAACGTGCAGCCGGTGAAATCGACCGACCGCCGCCAGAGGATTGACGGAGCCGTGACGCTGATAAACGGGTACACCGTTTTGGAAAACAACATGGAGGAATACTTAACGCTGATTTAGGAGGAACACATGGGCGAATATGAAGATTTCGTTAAAAAATTCAAACGTGAAAAAACTACGGACGACTGCATGACACCGCCCGCAGTTTATGAAGCGGTGAAAGACTGGGTAAAAAAAGAATGGAAAATTGACGACGCAGTAACGATTGTCAGACCGTTTTGGCCTGGGGGAGATTACGAAAAATATGAATACCCGGAAAACTGTATAGTGATTGATAATCCACCATTTTCAATCATCAGCAAAATCAAACGATTCTATAACGATCGTAAAATCAAATTCTTCCTATTTGCTCCGGCGCTGACATTGTGCAGTTCGTATGATGACAAGACGAACTATATCATCACGAATGCGCGGACGACGTACGAAAACGGCGCGACGGTTTCGACAAGTTTCATAACAAACTTGCCGGGGTCTAAAGTTCGAATATGTGGGCCGCTGGGAGAAATAGTACGCGCGGCGGATCAAAATGCAGGGACAACGAAAGAACTTCCGAAATACGAATACCCCGAAAATGTAACGAGTGCCGCCAGGCTGGGGAAACTGGCGCGGGGATCCGTTGATTTCGCATTTGAAGCATCAGAGATACATAAAGTATCAAAACTGGAAGCACAAGGAAGAAAAGCGATTTTTGGAGGAGGCTTTCTGATTTCGGACCAGGCGGCAGAACGCCTGCGGGAAGCCGAACGCCTGCGGGAAGCCGAACGTAGAGAACGATTTGAACTGTCGGAAACCGAAAAAGAAATCATTGACAGGTTAACAAAACAAAGTGAGGAACGATGAAATTTTTCAAAAAACGAAAACAAAATAAATCAAAATTCCAGATGGTCACAGTCGGACAGAATGGATTCTATTCCTACGACGGCGTACTGTACCGGAGCGAACTGGTGCGGGCAACCATCCGGCCGGAAGTGACTGCCATAGGGAAACTGCTGGCAAAACATATCCGAGAAACGGAGAAAAACGGCGAGAAACAGATCGAGGTAAATCCGGAAGTATACATGCGCTTCCTGCTGGAAGAACCAAACCAGTACATGACTGGGCAGGACATGCAGGAAAAGCTGGCCACACAGCTGACGCTGAACGGAAACGCTTTTGCCATGATCGCGCGAGACGAAAACGGGATACCTGCAGGAATCTACCCGGTACCGTGCTACGGAGCAGAAGCCGTAACGAAAAACGGAACGCTGTGGCTGGACTTCACCCTGAAATACGGCGACCGCATGACAGTGAAATACGAGGACGTGATCCACATCCGCAGAGACTACGGAGAGAATTATATTTTCGGGACATCTCCGGCACCCGCACTCGTGGGATTGATGGAACTGGTGACAGTCATGGATCAAGGTCTGATAAAAGCCATCAAAAACAGCGGGGTGATCCGCTGGCTGTTAAAGTTCAACACATCGCTCCGGCCGGAAGATACCAGGGTCCGAGTAAAAGAATTCGTGGAAAACTATCTGGACTACGAATCAGAAACCTTCGGTGCCGCTGGCGTTGACGCCAAAACAGACGCCACCAGGGTAGAACCGAAAGATTATGTGCCGAACGCATCAGTTCAGGACCGCATCTACGAGCGGATCCTGAATTTTTTTAATACCAACAAAAAAATCGTGCAGTCGATCGCCAACGAAGAGGAATGGGATGCCTACTTCGAGCAGGTGATCGAGCCGGTAGCGATGAAACTGGGGAACGAATTCACCAGAAAATTGTTCAACCGCCGTCAGCGCGGATATGGGAACAAGATATTTTTCGAGTCTGCAAACCTGCAGCACGCGTCCATTACCACCAAGCTGAATATGCGGGAGATGGTGGACCGCGGAGCACTCACACCGAACGAATGGCGAGAAGCATTCAATCTCGCGCCAGTTCCAGGTGGAGACAAGCCGCTGCGCAGAAAAGATACTGGACTGGCGACCGAGGGGGAAGGAGGTGAGGAATAATGAAACGGATCGGAATCAAAGGAACGATCATCCCGAATGATTATAAAGACTTTTACAATTGGTTCGGGATAGAAAGCACCTGTCCGAACGATGTCAAAACAGGGATTACTGAAGCGGACGGAGATGACATCGTCTTCGAGATCAATTCCGGAGGCGGATCTATATTCGCAGGATCGGAGATCTACCACGCGATCCTGACGATGACCGGAAGCAAAAAAATCGAAATCGTAGGATTCGCCGGATCTGCGGCATCGGTGATAGCCTGTGCTGCCGAGTCGTGCATCGCACCGACTGGAATGCTGATGATTCACAACGTCAGCGGCGGAGCAAGCGGAGATCATCAGGCATTCGAGCATGAAGCGACCGTATTGAGGGAATGCGATCAGGCGATCGCTGCCGCATACGTCGCAAAGACTGGAATGGAACGCGACACGCTTTTGCAGATGATGGAGGAAGAAACCTGGATCAACGCAGAGCGGGCAGTCGAACTGGGATTCGTGGACGAGATCGCCCAGGCTCCGGGGCTGTACAACGGATTTTGCGAGATCCTAACAACAGAACAAATCAACAGAGCAAGAAACGCTCTAGGCGGAAAAGCCGTTGAAGCGGAAAGATTAAAAATTTTAAGATTGGAGGGAAAACATGAATAGAAAAGAATACACGAACAAAAGAAACGCATTGATCGCAGAAGCACAGGAGCTTCTGGATGCTGGAAAGGTGGCGGAAGCCGCAGAAAAAAGAGCGCAGGTGGAAAGGCTCGACGAAGAATTTGAAGTTGCAGCAACCGAAACTGCTAACTTAAACGCGCTGGCAAACATCCAGCCGCCAGCACCGTTCTCCGCGCGCGAAAACATGGCAGGCGATCCGGAAAACAAGGAAGCGATCTACAGGGTGGCGTTCTTTAAACGCCTGCAGGGTAAGGAACTTTCCCCGGAAGAGCTGACGGCATACTCGTCCGGAGCATCTTCTGCCGGAGCAGTGATCCCGACGCAGACCGCGGAAGAGATCATCACCAAGCTGAAAGAAAGAGCACCGCTGCTGCAGGAGATCACACTGCTGCAGGTTCAGGGCAATGTAACATTCGCAGTTGAAGGAACGAATAACGCTGCGGCTATCCATACGGAAAATGCCAGCATCACACCGGCAGCGGACACGCTGGTAAAGGTAAGCCTGTCCGGCTGGGAAGTAACTAAACTGATCCAGGTTTCCGACACAGTAAAAACGATGTCCATCAATGCGTTCGAGGGATGGCTGGTTGACATGCTGGTAGAATCTATCGCCGACAAGATTTCCGATATGATCATCAACGGAACTGGATCCAGCCAGGCAAAAGGTATCGAAAAGGCAAATACCTGGGGCGACACAAACAGCGTGAGCGTAGCCAAGGCAGGAAGCCTGACAGCTGCAAACGTGCAGACACTGATCGGACTGCTGGGCGGCGGATACGACGCAAATGCAAAATTTATCATGTCGAAAAAGACCCTGTACACGGACTTTATGCCACTGCAGGATAACTCCAAAAACGACATCGTGACACGCGAAGGAAGAAGCTACTACGTTTACGGATACCCAGTGCTGATCGATTCCAGAGTAACGGAGCACGAGGCATACCTGGGCGATCTGAAGAAGTACGTTGCAAATCTGGCTGAGTCCGTAAACGTAAAAGCGGATTTCGATATCGATACCAACTCCAACAAGTACCTGGGCGTTGCGATCTTCGACGGTGCTCCGGCATTGGGAGAGGCGTTCGTAAAACTGGTGAAAGCAACTAGCTAGAGTATGAACAGAGGGCGGCAGAGGCTGCCCTCTTAAATTTGTTTTTTGGAGGGGCACATGGACGAGTACGTACAGGAGATGATGAAGCGGATCCGAATCAAAAGCGATACGCTGAAAGCAGAAGTGCAGAGCTACATCAAAGCGGCGCTGCTGGATCTGAAACGATCCGGCGCTAACGTGACGGATGCAGACCTGGTAAATCCGCTGGTTTTCAACGCAGCAGAGTTTTACTGCAAATGGATGATGAATTTTGAAGGCGAAGGCGAAAAATACGAGGCTGCATACAACCGGGCAAGCGCGGCGCTGGCATTGAGCCAAAAGGAGAGTTATGAAAATTAGCACAAAAAAACAGGCGGCACTGAACGATGAGTGCACGCTGATTCGCCGCCAGTTCGATCCGGATGCAGCGGACAACGATGTGCCAGAGACTGAAATCAGAGCGGAGATGTTCTGTGGGATCTTTTCGATCAACGAAAACGAGTACTATGAAGCGGCCAGAGAAGGGCTGCGGATGGTATGCGGGATCGTCGTTAGGACCGACGAAGAAAACGGAGCTGACGAAGTAGAACTGTACGGAAAAATCTATGCGGTAGAGCGAAAGTACAGAAGAGTCGACGGATACACAGAAATCTATCTGAGGGAGAAGCCATGAGTACAATAAAACCGAGCCAGCTGGCGAATGAAATCATGCGATGCCTGAATGAATACACCGAAGAAGTGACGGAAGCCCTGGAAGATACCAAGAAGGAACTGGCAGATGAAGCGGTAAAGACATTGAGACAGACATCTCCGAAGCGCCGGGGGAAATATCGGAAAGGCTGGACAAAAACAAAGCAGGGCACGAAATACGTCGTGCATAACCGTGTTTATCAGCTGCCGCATCTGCTGGAAAAGGGTCACGCCAAAAGAAATGGCGGACGCGTCAGCGCCATCGTACATATCAAACCGGTGGAAGACCAGATTGCCAGAGAAGCGCCGGAAAAATTCCGGAGGATTTTAAAATGATCGACACGATTATCAAGCAGATCAAGGGAGTAGTTCCTATCAGGTACCGGGTATACAGGAGCAAACCGCCGATACCGTTTGCCGTGTATTACGAAGACATGACGGAGAATTTCGCAGCGGACAACATCGTGTACCTGGAAAGAACGGACTACATCCTGGAACTGTACACAGAAAAGAAAGAACACGAGATCGAAAGCAAGATCGAACAGATTTTCGCGGAAAACGATACCCCGTGGGAGAAAGAAGAGAGTTATATCGAACAAGAAAGGCTGATTATGACAGCCTACTATTTCACACTATAAGGAGGTAAAAATGGCAAAAGTAAAATTTGGACTGAAAAACGTACACATTGCGGTGATGTCTGACAGCACATCGGCACCGTACGCAACACCGATCAAATTCCCGGGCGCAAAATCTTTGTCCCTGGAAGCGCAGGGTGATATCAACAAGTTTTATGCTGACGACATCGTCTACTATCAGACTGCTGCTAATAACGGATACGAAGGAGATCTGGAAATGGCACTGTTTACGGACGAAATCAGAACAGCGGTCCTGCAGGAAATTGAGGATGCAAAAAAAGTGCTGTTTGAAGATGCGTCCAAAACATCCAAAGCGTTCGCGCTGCTGTTTGAGATCACGACAGACACCAAAGCAACGCGGTTCTGCTTCTACAACTGCACTATGACACGTCCGTCCATTGGATCCGATACAAAAGAAGAGTCCGTAGAGCCGGGAACGGATACGGTGACGATCTCCTGCGCACCGAACGCAGATGGAATCATCCGATGCAAAACAACAGAAGACACAGACCCTACCGTATACAGCAAATGGTATGAATCCGTATACCAGAAAAGCGAGGCTGCATAATGTGCAAGATATTCGAAACTAATCACAAGTTAAAGATGTCGGCAGCAACGCCGCGGATCTACAGAGCGAAATTCGGAAAAGACATCATCGTGCAGATGGATGCCATGTATGAACGGCTGAGCAACGAGGGGAAAAAGAAAGACGAAGAAAAGAAGGACGATTCGGTTTCATTCACACCGGAAGAACTGGAAATGATGGAGAATCTGATTTTCGTCTGTAACCGCCAGGCAGAACCAGAACAGCCGGAAGACATCTTCGAATGGCTGGCTAGCTTCGAGATCGGAGCGATCACGGGCACCTATGGCACCATCATGAAAATGTGGGAGGATAACCTGCATCAGACGTCAACATCAAAAAAAAAGACCGTAGGTCAGTAAGAAAAATCAATACCGCACTGTTCATGCTTAGATGCGTGCAGTGCGGTATTTCCATATCTGACCTGGACGATCTGACTATCGGGATGGTAAATGACATGTTCGTCGAATTAAAAAACGACGACTACAAATATCCACTGATAGCAACGCAGGCAGATATAGACGCGCTATAGGAAGGAGGAGCAATGGCATCGAGAATCAAGGGGATCACTATCGAGATCGATGGAAAGACCAAACCGCTCGAAAGCGCCCTGAAACATGTAAACAGCGATTTAAGCAAAACGCAGTCCTCTTTGCGCGACGTGGAAAGGCTGCTGAAGCTTGACCCGGGAAACACTGACCTGCTGGCGCAAAAGCAAAGACTTTTGCAAGATGCCATCGACGGCACAGAAAAAAAGCTGTCGAGTCTGAAAGAAGCGCAAGCCCAGGCGAAGCAGCAGCTTGAGGCTGGCACACTTGGCCAGGAAAAGTACGACGCTCTGCAGCGAGAGATCGTTGCGACGGAAAGACAGCTGGACAGTTTTAAAAGCAAGGCATCAGAAACTAGCGCAGCGCTGAAAAGTTCGTCAAGTGGGCTAGATTCGTTCGCATCGTCTGCCGACTCGCTATCCGGAAAGCTCTCCGGAGTCAGCAAAGCGGCAGGAGGACTTGCCGCCGGAGCGGCTGCAGCTGTACCAGCCACCCAGGAACTGCGCCGGGATCTGTCGTTTTTATACCAAAACGCCAGAGATGCAGGCGTAGGGATCGGAGCGACTGAAAAAGCTTTTAAAACATTCAATGCCGTTTCCGGAGAGACCGATTCATCCGTTGAAGCGGTTTCTAACCTGCTGCAGGCAGGGTTCACAACATCGAATCTGCAGATCGCAGTCGAAGGACTGGCAGGAGCTGCATCCAGGTTTCCGGACACGTTAAAAATCGAGGGGCTGGCAGACGGACTGCAGGAGACCCTGGCAACAGGAAAAGCCGTGGGACCGTTTGGCGAACTGCTCGACCGTCTGGGGATCGGGGCAGACAATTTCTCGAACGGGCTGGCAAACTGCACGACTGAAGCGGAAAAACAGAACTACGCACTGCAGACCATGGCAAAAGCCGGGCTCATGGATTCGTACAAGGGCTGGCGCGACAACAATGAAGCGCTGGCGGAGTATGAAGACTCCACGCTGGAAATGCAAATGGCACTCGGAGATCTGGCAGAAGCGATATCGCCGATCGTTACAGGACTGGCGAAACTGGCGACCGCCGGACTGGAAGCATTCAATGGACTGCCGAAGCCGATGCAAGCCGTTGCTGGCGGACTGGTAGGGATCACTGCCGCCGCAGGTCCGACAATCTCGGCCGCCGGAAAAGTGGCCGGAGGGATTAGCAAATTAAAAACTGCAGCCGAAGAAGGATCGACTGCAGCCAAAGCATTGACGAGAGCGGGAAAAGGCGTCGCATCGGCGCTGTCGGTCATTCCGGCACCTGCCGCAGCCGCAGCCGCAGCCGCCGTCGTTGTTGGCGGTGCGATCTATTCGGCATATGAAAGCACGCACAAGTATACCAATGCCGCCAAAGAGATGAGCGAAGCAAACGCCGAAAGCGTTTCGTCGATAAACAGCCAGGCAGAAACAGCGCAGTTTTACGCCCAGCAGTTGGACGCCCTAAGTCAGAAAGAAAACAAGACCGCACAAGACAAGCAGCTGATCCAGGCGTACGTGGACAAACTGAACGGATCTGTGGAAGGTCTGGGGCTGTCGTATGATGCCGAGACCGACAAACTGAATCAGTCCACCGATGCGGTTTATAAAAAAATCGACGCAATGAAACAGGAAGCGCTGCAGAGCGCATACCTGGAGCATTCAAAAAAGGCACTGGAGTCCTACACAGAAAGCCAGATCAAAATGGCGGAAGCGCAGGAGAAAGTCAAGGCGGCACAGGAAGCCTATGACAAAGCAGCCGAATCCGGATACGTGAGCCAGCAGCTATCCACAGATCTGGCGCAGGCAAAGGCGGAGTATAACGATCTAAAGTCCGCCACATCGACGTACTGGACAGAGTATCTGAAACAATCGAACGCCGCAGCCATAGCATCCGGCCAGTGGGACAAACTGGTAAGCGAAGCGAAGTCGGCCGGGATCAAGATCCCGGAAAATCTGACGCAGGGCATCAAGTCCGGGCAGTACGCGATCCCGACCACGGTGGAAGAACTAAAAGCACTGATCCAGTTCGACGACATGGTAAATCGCGCCGGAGTTTCTGGAACAAAAACAGCGAAAGAACTGTCGGCGAAGCTGGCAGCCGGACAGATCGATGCCCAGACCGCAGCACAAATGCTGTCGTCTGCAATCGATAACGGACTGGGAGCAGAAGTTCCAAAAGCCGGAGCAAAGGGAAGCTCGACCGGAAAATCATTCGCGTCCGGAGCAAAGGGGACGAGTGGACAGGCTAGATCTGCCGGTACATCCCTGGGACAGGCAGCACAAAGCGGAGCCGGAAGCGTTTCGCTGTACAGTACCGGATACAATATCGGAGCAGGACTGGCGCACGGGATGCGAAATGCGCTGACTATTGTCAGAAATGCTGCGCATGCACTGGCGTCGGCAGCAGACGAAGCAATCCGCAAAAAACAGGAAGTTGCTTCGCCGTCCAGACTGCAGATGCGAAACGGTCAGTACATTGCCGAAGGTCTCGCCATCGGTATGCTGAACAGACGCGCCATGGTGCGAACGGCAGCCACAGAACTGGCTGGCGCAGCTGACGCAGTTATCGGTGCGGGTTTCAATCCAAATGTAACCGCGCAGAAATCTTTGCAAGCCACGACATCTGCAAAAGCTACAAAATTTGATTATAACCAGCTGGCACAGGTCGTAAAAGCTGCCGCATCCGGGATCACGTTCACCATCGTGATGGACCAGAGAGAACTAGGCCGCGGACTGCGGGGAATGGGGGTGCAATTCGCATGAAACAACTAAAATATGTGAATTCCCAAAACGAAACGATCGATTTCCGGTCGTTCGAGACCCAGATCTTCGAGGGAAATTTTCACACATACGAATGGAAATACGAAGGCACATCCCAGGACTACGGTATAGACATCGAAGAATACACAAAGGACCCGCTAGAACTGAACATGATCGTAGCAGCAAGATCTGCAGACCGTGCGCAGCAGCTGAATCGAATCCTGGAAATCACCGAATACGACATCGTGAATAAGGCCAGAGGCAAGCTGTACTGGGGCGACTACTACATCCAGTGCAACATCATTTCGGCGACCACCACACCGAGCGAAGAGTTTTTCGGAGCGCAGCGCGAGATGAAAATCGTAGCGCCGAGAGCCTTCTGGATCAAAGAGGCGTTCCGGCAGTTCTTCGCGGGCGGATCCGAGACGGAGGAAGGCGGGCTGAACTACCCCCATGATTACCCATACAATTACGCCGGAAGATCTAAGGGAGCCGCCAGGTGGAGCACCGGGCATTTTGCACCGTCTGAATTCAAACTGACCATATACGGTCCCTGCGTAAATCCGCGGATCAACATCGCAGGACATCCGTACCAGATCCTGGACACGGTAGAAACTGGCGAATACGCCACGATCAACTCACGGGATCTGACCATCACAAAAAACAGAAGCAACGGCACTGTCGGAAACATCTGGGATAAACAGGCAAAAGAAAATTCCGTGTTCCAAAAAATACCCGGCGGAACCATAGATATCGGATGGAACGGAAATTTCGGATTCGACCTGACGCTGTACCAGGAAAGGAGTGAACCGGCATGGTGATCGTAACTGATTCGTTCGGCAACGAACTGGGACCGGCGCGGAATCTGAAAAAACTGGATGTCGATCTGAACGAGACGCAAGATTTCGAGCTGACCATCCCGGCAGGCGCATGGGATCCGCAGCTGTTTGCGAATGAAAATCGGATATTCGTAACAGACGAAGAATTTGGCGGGATCATCGGCAGAAAAAAGACGAACACGTCGGACGGGACGATCATCCTAAAAGGCAGAAGCTGGCGCGGAATTTTAAGCAAGAAGATCATCGAGCCACCAGCCGGAGAAGACTACAAGATCGTTTCTGGCGAACTGAACTACATCCTGCGCACGCTGATCACAGCCGCAGGGCTGGGGAAACTGATCGCAGTTCCGGAAGGATCCACGGAGACGACCGTCACAGGTTTTCAATTCGACCGGTACATCACTCTGCTGGAAGGCATCGACAAACTGCTGGCATCAAAAAATTACCGCTTGCAGATCGATTACATCCGCCAGGAGCTGGCACCGGGATACGTGCAGATGCAAGCCGTACCCGTGACGGACTACTCCGATCAAGTGGAACTGTCGCAGAACAATCGCCTGCAGTTCACATTTGAAGAAACAAAAAACGGAGTGAACCACCTGATCTGTTTAGGAAAAGGCGAACTGAAGGATCGCGTAGTGCTACATCTTTACATTCAAAAAGATGGAACTGTCGGGACGACGAAGTACTACACCGGGCTGCAGGAAGTAGTCGATGTGTACGATTTTTCGTCTGCCGAATCTGAGGAATTGACCGAAAAAGGAACAGAGAAGCTGCTGGAACTGGCAAATCAAAAACAGTTCACGATGGACATCACGAAGACGGACATCAACATGCAGATCGGGGACATCATCGGCGGCAGGGACTACATCACCGGAATGAGCATCAAAAAGCCGATAATAAACAAGATCTACACACTACAGAACGGAAGAGCCGGGATCGAGTACCGGCTGAAAGGAGATGATTGAGTGAAAATCGTATTTTCGGACCTGTCAGAGCTGACCATCCAGCAGATCACGAGTGAAGCGGAAGACTATCTGACGATCAAGACGATCAGCGCCGCGCCGGAAGATCTTCGGACGATTTTTTCCGACGAAGTAAAAACCCGGAGCATGACGGTAAAAGGTGACGACGGCGAGACCATTGCCACGTATGACGGCTATACGGAATTCTACCGGACCGAAGAGTACACCGGCAAGATCTACGGCGTCACAAACTATAAACCGGATCGCACACCGGAAGCAAAGGAAGAGATCATAGCGGCATCGCTGCAGGTGGCAAAGATCCAGGCGCAAACGCTGAACGATGAAGATGCCATGACAGTGCAGTCGCTGTACCCGGAATGGTCGCCAGATTCCGTGACATACCCAAAAGAATACAAAGTCAATAGAAACGGCACACTTTACAAGTGCCTGCAGGCGCACACGTCACAGGCATCCTGGACGCCGGAAGACGCGCCGAGCTTGTGGGCGAAAGTGTTAAATCCGGATCCGGAAGTTATACCAGACTGGGAACAGCCTGGGAGCACTAACGGATACGCTAAAGGGGATAAGGTGAAGCACAGCGGAAAGACGTGGGAGTCCCAGGTCGATAGCAACGTATGGGAGCCTGGAGTCGTAGGCACCGAGGCACTATGGAAGGAGGTTAGCGCATGATTTCAATAACGAATGCTGCAAAAGAGCCCCACATCACGCCCCTGCAAGATTCCATGTGGCACCGGGGGATGGCGGGAATAGATTCCTGCGTTTTCAACTTTTTTGAAAACTTCGCCGCCGAAGTCAGCTCCAATAATTCTGTAAAAATACGCTCTGGGATCGGCATGATTCAGGGGCGGTATTTTTGCGTAGAACCAAGCACGTACGACGAAGTGACTATCGCAAACGGTACCCAGGGCGAGAAACGAAAAGACCTGATCGTCTGCCGCTGGACGGTGAATGAAGAGCAAAAAGTCCAGAGCGGAGACTGGGTCGTGATCCAGGGCACCCCGACGACCGGCACACCTGTCGCACCATCCTATACTGCCGGAGACCTGGACGCCGGAGATCTGATCGCCGACATGCCATTTTACGAAGTTACCCTGGACGGGATCAACGTGACCGGGGTGACGCAGAAATTTACCAGCCTGAGCGGGATAAAAAAAGCGATAAACATTCCGAGCGATGCGTTAAAATTTCTAACCGGAAACGGAAATGGTGACACGCCAACCAATTGGGGAAAAGCAGGGCCTGGAATGGCACGCATCAGCACGGAAGGTATGCTAACAAATCAGCCCATGAAATATGGATGGCTACTAAACTACACAGCGGGCGGATCTGTCGTGGCACAACAATTCGTTGGTCTCGACGGAAACAGCCCGGTATGGTATCGATCCGGAAATGCCAGTGGATGGTACGCGGGATCAAAAGGCTGGGTAAGAAGCCTAGATGAAAAAAACGGGATACAAATGGAAACGGTGTGGACAAATCCAAACCCTACAAGCGCATTTGCAAATCAAAAACTAGATGTGGATCTTTCCGGTTATAGTTTAGCCATAATCCTGTTCAAACTAGACGCAAACGGGCGCGTAGCACCACCGTCGATCGTACCGATTGGACAGCCTGCAGTTAATGCGTATGGAAACAATACACGGTTTTTTTTAGTCCATACGCAGGACATCACATTCGACAGCGTCAGTCCGAGCGCTTCCGTGATGATCCCGTACAAGATTTATGGGATTAAAGGAACGAAGTGAAGATCAGAAAGGAGTAAATCATGATCAATTTAAACGAAATCATCACACAGATCCCGGTCAACAGCTACGTGATCGTAGGCTGTTTGATTCTGGGATACATCATCAAGAAATGGCTGCCGACCGATAACCGGATCATTCCGACGGTGCTGCCGATCATAGGCGCGTTCGCAGAGGCGTGCCTGGAAGGACCGGCGATCACGGCGATCATTGGCGGCGCGCTGGGTGGCTGCATCGCAGTCGGTCTGCACCAGGCATTCAAGCAAATGATCGAAGGCAAAGATCTGGCCGCCACAAACGGCGACGGATCCGCAGCCGAAGAGCACGAAAGCGAGGTGGATGAGAAGTGAGCACAGCAAGCACATTAGCGATCATCTTCGGGGGCGCATCCTACCGGAAGACATCCGGGTATGGCTACCGGATCCATCCGAGAACAAAAAAGAAAAGATTCCATTACGGCGTAGACTACGGGTGTGGGAAGGTAGCCGTTCACGCTATCGAATCGGGAGTCGTTTATAAACGCGGCCGGGACAGTTCGGCCGGAAATTATGTATACGTAAAATATCCACGCCTGGGCGTGGCTGTTGCATATTTCCATCTGAACAGCATATCTGTTAGGCAGGGACAGAGCGTCAGCAAAGGCACCAAAGTCGGCGTAGCCGGAACCACTGGATCCAGCACTGGCGTGCACCTGCACATTGGCGTCCGCAGTCTGTCCACCTGGAAATGGCAAAATCCGGAGACCTGGTTGGCAAATTATAAACCGGCCGGATCTACTAGTTCGTCCGGATACCGTGTAGGCAGCACCTACACGCTAAAAGCAAACATGAAAGTCCGCACGGGCCCAGGAACCGGATATCGCCAGAAAAAACGAAGCGAGCTGACGGCTGGCGGCAAAGCGCATGCGTTAAATCAGACATATGCCGTTTTGAAATCTGGAACGCGCGTGACCTGCCAGAGGGTAGTCGCATCCGGATCCAGCATATGGCTGCAGATCCCGTCCGGATACGTGTGCGCCGTGCAAAATGGCAGAAAGTACATCGGATAGCAGGAGGGCGCCATGGGAATCACAGAAATGATTTTAACAATCTGCGGCGTGATCGCCGCAGTAGGCGGCGCCGCCGCATATATCGCCAAAGCAATCGGAGCAGCAATGAAGCCAACGAACGAACTGAAAAAAGAAATGCAAAAACACACCAAGTACCTGGAGAACGACGAGCGGCGCCTGGATGAGCACGATCAAATCTTGAGGGAAATCAAAGAAGACCAGAAAATGATGCTGAAGAGCCTGCACCTGCTGCTGACTCACGCCGAAACTGGAAACAACACTGGAGAAGTAAAAAAGGGCAAGGAAGAGCTGGAACAGTACATTTTCAAAAAATAGGAGAAAACTATGACAAATCACATTGAAGCGCGCAGGAAGCTGCAGCAGATATGTGAGGTGGAAGAATTCGAGCAAATTTTAAAACAATGCATCCTGACAGAAGACGAAAGAACAATCTTGAGACTTCACTATCTGGAAGGAAAGAATCTTGCATACATCGGAGATGTGCTGGGATGGTCAGAATCGACCGTCAAGGCAAAACACCGAAAGATTCTCAAAAAACTAAATAACTTTTTGTAAACTTTAAGCGACCTTTTCGTGAACAACGAGGGTCGCTTTTTTATTTACACTAAACATAGGAAAGGGGTGTAAATAAATGTTTCAGAATCCATATTATCCACCATACCAGCCACCAGCGCAGCGGCTGCAGCAGTATGAACAGTTCCGAAATCCGCAGAACATGCTAAAGTGCATGGCGGTCACATCTATAGACGAAGCCCAGGGGACAATGATCGACCTGGACGGATCCGTCACCGTATTCGCAGATTTATCCAACGGGAAAATTTACACAAAACAAATAGGCATGGACGGCAAGGCGATACTGAATACATACGAACTGCAAAGACCTAAGCCTCCGGCCGCCGACGCGACCGAGGAACGGTTCCAGAGAATTGAGTCTGCCATCGTGGCGCTGAAAGGAGAGATCGACATTGTTAAATCCAATGCAAATGATGCAGGCGTTCGGCCAGCTAAAAACCGCGCAAAACCCGCTGCAAATGATGCAGCAAATGTTTAGCGGTGATCCTACGTTCAGCCGCGCCATGCAGATGGCGCAGGGCAAAAGTCCGCAGCAGGTCGAACAGATCGTGCGGAATCTGTGTCAGGAACGTGGAATTGATTTCGAACAATTAAAACAGAATTTCAGCCAGTTCGGCGTGAAATAAATATTAAAGAAAGGGGGATACGATCATGGGAATGGAAACAATGAGCCCGGCAGCACAGCCAGTCTATAGTGTAGGCGGCGGGGATAGCGACAACGGCGGTGCCTGGATGTGGGTAATGATGCTGTTCTTCCTGCTCGCCTGGGGCGGCGGTGGCGGCGGCTTCGGATTCGGAAATCAGGGCGCGGCCGCACAGGGCGCACTGACTAGGGCGGATCTGTGTAGTGAATTCAACTTCAATAATCTGAACCGGTCCGTACTGGGGATCCAGAACGGATTGTGCGACGGATTCTATGCGATGAATTCCGAAATGCTGAACGGATTTTCCGGCCAGACCGCGCAGATGCAGCAGGGCTTTTTCGGCACCGAAAGAGCAATAGCAGAGAATCGTTTTGCACAGCAGAACTGTTGCTGTGAAACAAATCGCAACATCGATGCTGTTCGGTACGAAAATTCGCAGCAGACCTGCGAGATCGCCAACGCGATCCACGCAGAAGGCGAAGCCACCAGAGCACTGATCAATGCCAATGTGATGCAGGAACTGCGCGATCGTCTGCAGGATGAAAAACTGGCAAACAGCCAGTGCGCACAGAACGCATACCTGATCAATCAGCTGCAGCCTGTTGCCAAACCGGCATACATCACCTGCAGCCCATACGCTGCAAACAGCGGATGCTGTGGCGGCTATTAGTGTATGGCTACACCCCGAAAGAGCGGTGTCATGCCGCTCTTTTTTCGTAGAAAGGAAAGAGAAAATGAATAATATTTACAAAAAGAGCACGCTGCAGGCGTGGAATTTGTCTGCCCAGGCGGCTGCAGTAAATGACGTTTTAAAATTTAACAATTCGCAGAAAACCGGATGCGCCGTGGAATTTGCAAACGGCACTGGATCCGTGACGATCCGAAAACCGGGACTATATCAGATCGCGTTTAACGGCATTGCCGTCGAGAGCGGCACCGCAGGAGACGTGGCGGTACAGCTGCAAAAGAACGGCACAGACGTGCCCGGGGCTATCGCCCAGGCGACGAGTGCCAATGCTACCGCGGTAGTAAATCCGGCATTCGAAACGATTATCGAAGTGCCGCAGTCCTGCGCATGCGTAAATAACACCGCAGTCCTGACAGTGAAAAATATCGGCGTCGCTGCAAATTTTGCAAACGCAAATCTGTCTGTCGTGAAACTGTGCTAGGTGACCGTCATGGATTTGCGAGAAATATCCGACGCCGTCTATGCAGGAAAAAGCGTCGAGAAAAAACAGGCGATGGATCTGGTATACTATGAAATGGGGGATTTTTTAAAAGATAATTTCCCGGAAAAGTACCAGGACTACGTCAAAAAAGCCGAGCAGGTAGCCTACCAGATCGAACCGGAAGAAGCTGCCCGGATCGTCCAGGGCATGATCCCGTATGGGCAGCGCTGGAGCCGGGAAGACATCGCCGAATACCTGCAGGAAAAAGGGATCAACGATCATGTAACTGACTACTACCTGGTGATGAATATGATGGTAAACGACTACAGCAGAACCGCCAAGATCATCGGACAGGACGATGCAGACTTCTACTTCAATCTGGCATATGATTTCATAAACGACGAAGATGCAAAACCGGATAAGATAGCAAAATATTTCATGTATTAAAAAAGAGGGCTCTGATGCCCTCTTATTTCTTTGCGTTGCAGAACTACCAGCCGACCAAATCTCTGACCGGAAAGATCCTTAACACGATTCATTGTCTTCCCCCCGATCCTGATGGACCATGTCGCGGATTGCAGAAACCGTGTTCGCTTCGTCATCCATTCCTGCGACAAAAGAGACTCTTCCGGAATGACCACGCAGTGAGAAATATTCGTTCGCAAGCACGATGATGTCATCTTCGTGCGCAGTCATATCTTTTCCTTCGTTTTTCGGATTGCAGATCACATCCCACAGCCAGTCAATCTGGCGTGCGATTGCGTGCATGATCGGACGTCTGTGCTGGAAACGATTCAGTTTTTCGACGATCATATCCTCCGCCCATTCCGGACAGGATCTGGATCCGGATTCCCAATTTTCAATCGTTCTTTTTGGGATGTCGAACAGATTCGACATCTGCTGCTGACTGATGCCTGCGTTCTGGCGGGCAATTTTGATCTCGCCGATTTCTACGACGGATTCCCATTCGTCTTCGATGAATGGGATCACTTCTGTGTTGCAGTTAACAGCCGCTTCTTCTGCAGATTTGCAGCCGCGAACGCCGCTGTAGTCCATGTGGATGGCTTCGTCGATCGTGGTGCAGTCAAATGCGACCATACCATCGCTAAAAATAAATCCGATCATGTTGTATCCGTTTGATTCTAAAAATACTCTTCTCATTTGTTGTACCTCCATTAAATGTTATTTGTGTGCGTTACGATTGTTTAAAATCCCGCAGGCGGCAATCAATCCGATTTTTACGGCGTCCAGCCACCCGTGGGTATCGTCCAGAACGATCAGGACGAATAGAACCAGCAATAAGATGTTTATTTTTTTCTTGTTCATAATCTTGTGATGTGGTAAAATGAAATCCCAAGAAAGGGAGGGCGGAAGCTTCCGCCCTTGACCTGCTACTCATCTTTCTTCTCTTCAATCGTTCGAAGCGTTTCGAGAAGAACGATGATCTCGAGCAGGTCTTTTATTATTTCTATGGGATCATTCACATCACCACCTCCCTTCCTTTAATGTATCTTAATTATAACACTCAATGAGTGGCGTGTCAATACCTTTTCAAATGTTTTTTTGCATCTTTTTGATTCTATTGCAGTCCCAACAGTCACAAAAATACATAAATCAAAACTCTAAAAAAAGAGTATCCCCGTCCCACACACATTTGCGCAGCACACTGCGTGCGATCTTGTTCTGTTCTTCTGGCGGCAGGTCATCCAGATTCCGCACCAGCCGGGCGATCTCCTTTTGTTTGGCAGCCAGTTCTTTTTCTGCCTGCGCTGCCGTCAACCTGTTCGCTCGTAGACCGGCCAGCTCCATCTGCTTCTTCTGGATCTGCGAATCCAGGGACTCCATGTCTGCAATGATGTACTTCGCCGCTGTCGACTCCGGATTGATAGCCAGGGCGGAGGACAGATTGCCGATCTTTTTCTGCAGTGATTCGATTTCTTTTTCTTTTTTGTGGAGCGCATCCTGATCGGTAGCTGGTGCCGCAGGGGAATACTTTTTTATAACCTCTGGATCTCTTTCGATCTCGCGGAAAACGGATAAGACTTTTTCGTCCAAGACATAGTCGCGGCAGGCAGAGACGCAGTCTGGAGACTTTCGACCGACCTCGCCGGTACGAGTGCAGCGGTATGAGATGTACATCTTGTCTTTGTACCGCGATCGGACTGGGGACATCATGCGGCCACATTTGCAACAAAGGATTCCCTTCAGGAGCACTGGGGGATACTTTGCCTGTTTACAAAACATGTTTGACTTGACCTGATCCTGCGCAGCGAGCCAGAGATCTGCGGGCAGGATAGGTTCATGCCTGCCGGGACACACTATCCAGGACTCGCGGGGATTCGTGGTGGTTCCATTGCGCTGGTCAGTCACCCCGTACCGCATCACACCATGGGCACCATCCCAGTCGGACTCTGCACCGATCACGTTCGCCCCGATCGAAAGATAGTAGTTGCGCAGATCCTTGTTAGCTGGAGCACCGTAAGGGGACGTGATCACGCGGCGAACCTGCGAAGTTGACGGAATGCCGAATATATCAAAGCAATCATTCGTCAGTGCGAATGATGCGAACGAATGAAAAGAAGAGCCGCGCTCCACAAACAGTTTAAAAACGGTGACCAGTTGCTCTGCCTTTTCCGGATCAGGAACGAGAAGAGTGTGAGGCTTGCCGTTCTCTACGACTCTCCGGGTAGTGTAGCCGCACGGAAGGTTCCCGCCAGTCCACCATCCGGAACGAGCAAGCCCCATCATGTTATCGTAAACACGATTAGAGAGTGTTTTTCGTTCCATCTGTGCAAAAACGGCGGAAAGAGTCGTCAGCGCTTCGCCGATCGGGGTGGACGTATCAACAGATTCTTTTACGGATGTAAAGTGAACGCCACAATCATTCAGCTCAGCGGATAGATTGCAGTAGTCTCGCACATCACGAGTCAGCCGGTCCAGCTGGTACACGATCAACAAGTCGATGATCCCGGTATGCACGTCTCGCATCATTTTCTGCAGTGCTGGCCGGTTCGTGTTCGCTCCTGTCTTATCCTCGTCAGTATAATTCAAAAAAATGTGCTCCCCTGGAAAATGAAGAGCACAGTACTCACGGCACATCCGATCCTGGTTGTGCACGCTTTCACTTTTATCGGAAAAAGCACTTTTTCGAGCATAGATTGCAATTCTCATATATAGTCCTCCAACTCTTTTAAAATTCGATCAGCGTTGCTACAGATCTTCGAGGATATCCCAAAAATCCGTTTCGTTCACAATCACAATCGGGATACCGGATTTGCGCAGCTTGATCGCAGCATCCACCTTGCGGCCGTAGCAGGAATACGCCCAACACGGATTCCCTTCGTTCCCGACGATCAGATAGTTTGTTTTTTTGGTAACGTTATTTTTGAAAATCCCGCCAAGAGATTCGACTTGTTCTGCGATCTCTTGCCTGGTGGCAACTGAAGACTGCCCGGTGAAAGAAAAGACGGAACCGGGAAAGTCGATAGACTGGCAAATAGAACAGATGCCTTCGACACTGTACTGGTCGCGGAGTGCTTTCAATTCGGATTCGTTTAGATTGTAAGACAAAGTCGTGTCGATGAAGTTGCTGAAAAAAGATTTTAAAATATTTCGCTCATCCTCGTCGATCTTTCCATCTGCAAGAATGGAAAGAATAAGACTCTCCAGCTCGTCAAACGGATAGCAGCCGGAAAGATATTGATTTGTGCGAACCCAGTCAGACAATGACAGGATCTCTTTGTCGCTGATCTCGCCGTCTGCCATGACGCCGTGCATCAGACCGAACAAAAATTGGATCGAAGATGTGATCAGATCGTAGTAGTCGGAATCCGAAACGAAATTGTTGCACAACCATAAAATATCCGCAGATTCCTCTTCAGTGATAATGCCGTCCTCATAGATCTCTCTTATTTTAGGAATCAGCTCGCTGAATGGATGGCGCGACGAAAATCTGCTATTAACCAGGCACCAGTTAGACAGTTCGTTGATTTCATCATCCGAAACGGTACGGTCAGTAGTAATACCGGCGACAAGGCCGCGAAGGGTATTCACAGCCTTGTGCAGTTCTGCAGGTGCTGTGAATTTGCGATAATCCTCTACTTCTTTGAATTGCTGAACAGTCATGATTTTTCCTTTCTCCGCCGGATTATGTCGAAATTGTGTAAAAATTAGAGTGCAATAAAAATCCGAAAACGGAATTAAAGTATTAAACTAAAGCTAAGAGGAGGTCCCGATTATGAAAACAAATAAAGAAGGGAAAGAGTATTTTGTAGAAAAGATTGAAGAGATGATGAAGCGGTTGAACTTCGAGCAGGTAAAATTGATCCATGCATTTATAAAAGCAATGATAGAGTAGGCAGCGTGCCTGCTCTATTTTTTTATTCCGGCCAGCTTTTCTGCAAAGCAAGCCAGGGCTTCCCAACCATCGTCGTCCAGATCAGCCAGGATCTCGACCAGCTGTCGCCGAAAGTCCGGCGTCTCGTCCTTCATGAGTTCCCCTGCAAACCGGGCAATCTTTTCATTTCTAGTTACCGGAGCAAACATCTCACCCTCGCCGTCGCGCAGCCATTCTTTTGACACACCATACTCTCTGCAAATAGCAGTCGCCATCTGATCGGTCAAACCATTCACTTCGCGCTCCAGCCGGGAGATTGTGTTTTTCTGAACGCCTAAACGATTCCCGAACTGCTCCAACGTCAACCCAAAATGCTTCCTTAATTTTTTTAACCTTTCTCCATATGTCATACTTTCCGATCCTCCCTGTGAGTTCATTATAGCCCCGCAAATGCAGTGGGTCAATAAAAAAGTTACCAGAAGGAACAAAAAAGAATTGACAAAGTACCCGGAAGGGACTACACTGTAACCACGAGGAACAAAAAGGAAAAAACAGGGAGGTCACAAGATGAAGTTCGAAATCATAATGGCAATAGTGATATGGGCGGTGGCAATAGTCGGGATCATAGTGATGAAAAAATTACAATCCGGAGGCAAGCTGTACCCGGCGTGGGCCATATTCGTGGCGACGCTGTACTCAATCTACGCGTGGCTTAGTTGATTCAAGGTCTAGGCTTAGGCAGTCAGCAACGCCGTGGAGCCGCTCGCTGTATTTGCGATAACTGTCCAGATCTTCGCCGGAGTTGAAGAACTCGCTGTCTATAAAACCAAGAAAATCATGCAGAACAGTCTTGTTTTTATGATCGCAAAAGAGAAGAGCTCTGTTGAGTGCAGACAACAGATCCGCATATGCAGATGTATCGGCTCGGTCGCTGGCGAAGGCTCCAGCCGCGCGAATGAACTCCGAAGTAGTAGAGACGGAGTACAGGATAACGGAGGGGAAAATGATTAAAACAGAAAACGGGATCACAGAGATAGAAGGAGGTCTAATTGAGATCATGGCGGATACTGCACTGGTTATGACGAACCTGTATGTGATAGCAAAAGACAAACTGGGAGAAGCCGGTGCTAGAGAGATAATCGTGGAGGTCGGACGTGTAGCGATGGCGGACGAAATGATCGCCGGGATCAAAAAGAAAAAGACAGCACTGGAAAGAGAAGTGTGAAAAAGGAGAAAGAGAATGAAGATTTTTTTCATTAGTTGGGCAGCGCTGATCGTAGCGTACATGATCGTCGCGTACTGGTGGGCGGCGAGAGCAGAAAAAAGAATAAATGACCAGATAAAAAGATGTATGGACGATCTGGAACAGACGGTCGGAGAGCACAAAAAGGCGTTGAGGCTCCTGTACGAGCACGCCGACAAGGCGTGCCAGGTGAGACAAAACCTGATCCGGAGATTGCAGGACGCAGAAAGGTGGATTGCATGGAGCAAGAGCCACGGAAGCAGCGGGTGGAATGATGCCGAAATAATGACACCGGGAAAGAACGGAGATTATTGGGTGACAGTAAACGAGGACGGAGTGCGAACGGTGAAAGTCGCCACGTACATGGGAGACTGGATCGTCGGAGAAGCAGAAATCGTGGAAGCGTGGAAGCTGATCATAGAAGAGCCGGAGCCATATGTAAGAGAGGAGGAAAAGGGATGACGAACGACCAGCGAGATATAGAGGTAATGAAACGGGTGGCTGATGCCCTGCCATACATGACGGAAGGCAAAAAGGGCGAATTGATCGGATATGGTAAAGCCATGGTCGACCTGAACAGGAGGAAAGAAGATGGCGAGAAAACGGAAAGAAGTAAAAGTTGTGGTTGAATTCACTCCCGGATACCGGGAGAGATTCACGAAAGCCTGCGTGGAAGTAGCGACGGCATACGTTGAACGAAAATGGGCGGAAGAAAAAGCCCAGAAAGAGAAAGAGGGGGCGACGGCATGAGAGCCTTTGTAGCAATCCTTATCTTAACAGCGACAACAATCATAACCATAGGCGGGGCATGGATCTGCCGCGGAGAATTCGGGATAGGCCCGGAGTGGGTGCTCCCGATCCTGCTGGCGTTCGTGCTCCCGATTCAGGAAAAGGAACGGGACGATGAACATTTCAAAAAAAGATTTCGTGAACAGCCTGAAAGCGGCCGTCATAGCTGACGATCGCTCTGGCGTTGAGAACATCAAATACCAGAAGGAAGATGGAAGAGAGTGGATCGTGATCCGCTACCTGGGCGGCTTTGAGCGCCGGATCCACGCCGACGCTAACAGCAACGGCATGAATATGCTGGAGATCGCCAAAGAGATCTACGGGAACGGAGCATCCGGCCGAGTCATCGAACGATGAACTGGCGAGCCGAGGAAGACTTCCTGGCGCAGCGGGAAGAAGAACGCAACGCCAGGATCACCAGAGCGCTCACCGGGAGCATGAAACCGCCCGACGATGAGATTATAGACACCCTGAAAGAGAGGAGAGTGAGAGAAGTTGGGTACTTTTACTGGGAAATGCCGATACTGCGGCGAAGAAATAAGTATCATCGCAGAAAGTCAAGAAGACGCAGATAGACAGGCATCAAGAGACTGCAGCTGCGGAGGCTATCAGAGAGAACAACAGATAGCAGAGCGAAAAGAGCACATGACAGGCGCGCTGATGGCACTGATCGCGCCGGGGTGCGAAGGACAGAATTTCCGCCCGCTGCGGGATGAGACGTGCAATATGATCCTGCACATTGGGCAGATGGTCGTTGAGGGCAAGATCCAGCAGGCGCGGATATCCGTAGACGGGACTGTAGTCACGATCAAAGGTGGCGAAAAAATCAAAATAGCAAGGAGCTTGAAGTATGAGCAGGGAGAAAACATCTGATGATTTGGTTGGATATTATAGAAATTGCCCATTCCCAAAGCCAAGAACGACCAAAAAGAAGCCGTTATCTAACGGCTATAAAGATAAACCGCAAAGGCGATGCTGGTATACTAATCGTCCGGGTGCCGAGCGCCATGAGATTTTTGGCGGGCCGAACCGCCAAAAAAGCATAGAGCTGGGGTTCCAGGTCGATGTCTGCCCGGAGATCCACGCCCGCCTGCACGCAAACTGTGACGACTGGGCAAGGATAGAGAACCGGAAATGGCGGATGTACTACCAGACGAAGTACGAGGAAGAGATGATCGCCGAAGGGGCGAGCGATGAGGAAGCCAGATCGGCATGGATGATGCTGATAGGCAGGAACTATTTATAAACAGGAGGAAAGGAATCATGGACGAAAAAATCAGAAAAGAGCGATTTGAAAAGTATGGTTCCTTTTTATTCTGCCCAAAACGAAACGTATTGTGCTTCGGACGGGATACGGACGAAGAATGCAAGCACGCATCCTGCCTGCTGGATGATCCGGACTACCAGGATTTGCAGAAGCGGATCGAAGAAAACCAGAAAAAGAACCAGCAGCAGGAGTGTGAAAAAGAGCACACCAAGATCCGGAAACAGACAAAAACAAAGATAGAACTGATCGAGGAAGCGATCAAGAAAAAAGATAAGGAGGCAAGAGCGGCCTATCGGGCGAACCGCCCCGACATCGGGGGCCTGATCACGAACGAAGTGATCCGCCTGCAGGGGCTGCTGAGACAGGAGCATGATAGACGAAAAAAGGATAATAAGACGATTAGAAAAAATGGTTGAAAAAACACCGAGATTCGCAGGACTGAAAAAGGAAGCCCTGCTGGAAGAGATCATCAAGATACTGCGAGAGGAAGCAGTAAACGAAGACATCCGGCAGCGGATCCAGAAAGCTATCGGGCCGCAGGACGATACGAGAGCGAAAAGAATCTACATATCCGGCAAGATGACCGGACTGGAAGCGCAGGAGATCGCGGATAACTTCAAGGAAGCAAAACGGCAGCTGTGCCGTCCGGACGTGATCCCGATCTCGCCGACCGGCATCGACTACGGCGACAAACTTGCCTGGGCAGAGTACATGCGCCTGGATGAGGTGCTGATCCAGATCTGCGACGCCATCTACATGCTATCGAACTGGCAGGACAGCCCGGGAGCATGCCACGAACTGGAATACGCTCGGAGCCTGGGAAAGCCAGTCATCTACCAGGAGGGCGAGGAAAATGTCGAGTAAGTACTGCTGCACCCGAACTGACTGCGTCTATCATCCGCATAAAGGGCCGGACAAAGGCACGTGCGACTATATGGTGATCACGCGAAAGCGCCGGGGCTGTCCGATCGTAGGATGCACCCGGTACCGTTCCGGAAAACGGCAGCGAACCGGCACGGGCATCCAGCCGATACTGGATCCAGTAGAAAAGAAGGCTGCGGAAGAAGCAAAGGAAAAAGCGCGGGTGACCTTTGGGGAAAACTTAAAAACTGCGATAGCCAAAAAATACAAAAGCCAGCGGCAGTTTGCCATGGCCGCAGGGATAGATTCGACGAACATTAACTATTATTGCAGAGGAAAAGCGATTCCGAAGAAAAAACGGATGGCGAAGCTGTGCGAGCTGCTGGAAGTGACTGAGAAAGAGTTGAGAGGAGAGAGATGAGAAATGACTTTTGAAGAAATAGTAAAAATGGTAACAAGGACGTGCATTAGAACCTTCCACGGGGGATACGGGAATCACGAAGAAGCTATAATCCAGTGCGCCACACAGATCTACATAGTGTAGATGAATAAAAACGAGGAGCGCGCAGAATGAAAGAAGCAAAACATGGCGAATGGGTAGATGATGGCAAATGAAGGCTACAAGATCAAGGAGGTGTGAGGAGATGAGATTTCTTGATTTCTTCTCTGGAATCGGTGGCTTTAGGCTCGGGATGGAAATGGCAGGACATACCTGTGTAGGTCACTGCGAAATAGACAAGTTTGCCGACAGATCATACCGAGCGATGCACAATGTGAAGGAGAGTGAATGGTATGCAAATGACATTACAAGAGTTGAGCCCGAAGAGCTTCCGGAAGCTGACTGCTACTGCTTCGGATTTCCATGCCAGGCTTTCAGCATTGCTGGAAAGCGAAGAGGCTTCGAAGATACAAGAGGAACTCTGTTTTTTGAAGTCATGCGGCTGGCTAGAGAGCGAAAGCCTCGTTTACTTTTCGCAGAAAACGTCCGAGGCCTTCTCAATCATGAGGGGGGGGCAAACCTTCGGAGTCATCGTATCCACAATGGATGAGCTGGGGTACGATGTCGAATGGCAGGTGCTTAACAGCAAGCATTTTGGGGTTCCCCAGAATCGGGAAAGAGTGTTCATTGTTGGACATCTTAGAGAAGCAAGTGGACGAAAAGTATTTCCTGTCAGATGCGACGATGGAGTACCTGATTCGAAACGACTGGAAACCGAGCCGGGAGTTCCGGCACTTACAGCAACAAGCCACAAAGGAGTCTCAAAGAGGCGGGGAGGATTAGCAATCCCCGTCATGACTCCGGACAGACCGAATAAACGGCAGAATGGCCGGCGGTTTAAGGAAAATGGCGATGAAATGTTCACGCTGACAGCACAGGACAGACAGGGAGTCATGGTCAGAGAAGCGACTTGCAAACAGGTGATAGGCAGATCACAAGGGAACAGAGTTTATGATCCCAGCGGCATCAGCGTAACGCTTTCATCGCAGGGTGGTGGAAGAGGCGCCAAAACCGGATTGTATGCAGTGATTCAGAGACCGCGAGGCTACAACAAAGGTGGCATGCATAATGAAGCGCCAACGCTTACGGGAAACTCGTGGCAGCAGAACAATTTCGCAACCGATGGAATTCGGATCCGTCGTCTGACTCCGCGGGAATGTTTCCGTCTGCAAGGTTTTCCGGATGAATATTTCGACCGTGCAGCTGCGGTCAACAGTGATTCGCAACTGTATAAACAGGCCGGGAACAGCGTGACGGTGAATGTCATTTATGAAATTGCAAAGAGATTGGAGTGATGAGGAATGAAGATTACAAAGATAAGCAGGGAAAGACCATTCTCAGTCATTGAAAAAGGGGAAACTTTTAAACACGACAGGGAAGTGCACATGAGGCTTGACCGGGATGACCATATAGATCTTAACACCGGATTTACTATAAACGCAGTTAACTTGGAACGGGGAGAGCTGAAACATTTTGATAAAAACGAATTCGTGAAAATCTGCGATGCCGAGCTGGTCATTATGGAACCGTACGAGCACATGTTTGAAATGGAAAAAGATAAGGAGCACGAGGAATGAGGCACGCCATCCTGATCATAGCAGCTGCAGTGGCAGCATTGACGATCCTGTGGATCGGAATAGGGATCGGGGCTGCATCTGCAGTCCCGGCAGAATGTAGTAGCGCAGCCGGAAGAGTAGAGTGCTGGGAAGGCGGTGGTGTGGTGATCTACACCGACCAGGCACACATCACCAACTGGGGAGACTATATCATAGTAAGGAGGAAGTAAGATGAGAGTAGACTGGATGCCGGTGACGCAGGGACTGCCGGCCGGAGGTGACGATGTATTGGTAACAGTGCAGAGACCAGACGAAGGAGATGATCTGTTCGTACTGGTGGGCTGGTGGAATCCAATATTCAAAGACTGGGCGGTGTACGACGAGGGCTGGGAGAAACTGCTGTACAACATCATCGCCTGGGCGCCGCTGCCAGAACCATATAAGAGAGGAGAGGAAAAATGATACAAGCAAGAAGAAACCGCATAGGGATAGGTGTGGAGTGCCAGATAGAAGGGAACACAGTGGAAATAGTCGGAGAACTAGCAGCGATGATCAAGGCTGTTCGGAAAGGACTGGAAAAATACTACGATGAAACTGCAGTGAATGAAGTCATCGTAAACATAGGGCGTGCGGCCTATCGGAATGGGCCGCAGCAGGCCGAAGAACTCTGCATACCATTACTCGGAAAAAATAAAATAGGGGGGGGAGCAAAAGCATGGGTGAATACAAAGAAGCCAAGACCACGATCGCAAACATGTGCCCGGTATGCGTAAGATGT